AGCCGGCGCCCCCGGCGAATTCGAGCCCGACGAGCATGCCGCGACGCAGCGGGTGCGACGTCACGGCCCGGCGGCGTGGGGTGGACTGCGAAGGGCGCGACGACGTCGAGATCATGAGAACCTGTTGACCTGCATCTCGATGTAGATGTTGGTCAGATTGCCGCCCGTGCCGTTGTTCGCGGCCCGGACCTGGCCCCATCGGGCGAGCGGATACGGGCCGTAGCCAAGCTTTTGCGCGCCGCTGATGGGCGGGATCGAGATGGTGACGGCCGGGGCCGAGAAGCCGCCGGAGCTGTCGGGCTCGGGGTCGATCGTGATGTCGAATGACCCAGACGTGCCCGCCCCGGTGAACTGGACGAAGAGCATCCCCTCGGCGGCCGAACTGGAGCTGCCGAACTCCGTGACGGCTGATGTGCTGGTGGCGTTGTTGGCGATCGAGGACAGCGGCGAGCCCTGGCTCGTGCCGATCAGGGCGAATACGGTCGGCGTGACGGGCATGTCAAGAGGCCCTCGCTTGCGTGACCATCCAGGCGTAGCAGGTGCCCTCGCTGGTCGTGCCGTCCTGCATCGGGAGCGGGACGTCGCCCACGCCGGCGATGGACTGGAAGGGGCTGGGGCCGAACGAGTCGGGCAGTGAGATCGATTCCGTCCTGGCGAGGACGGCCGAGACCGCCGCATATTCCGCCGGCTGCATCCTCGAGTTGGCCGCCATCGCCCCGGCGTATTCCCCGAGCGCCTGGTGGTCGGAGTTGTTGATCGCGTCGATGATCTTGGGCGCGATCGCGAGCGTCATGATCCCGCCGAGCGTGGCCGTCGAGAGGCACGCCAGGACCTCTTGACGCGAGAACGGTTTCGGCCTGGTGACGGTCCCGCCCTCGATGACGGCGGGCATGTTGAGGAGCGAGCGGCACTCCTCGTCCGTCTTGTCCGCGTAAGGCGGCGCGGTCACGATCGGCTTGAGCAGGGCGGCTTGCTCGGTGGTTAGTGGCATCGGGCCTCCCGGGATCAGAGCGTGAGGGTGCCGCTGGACAGCGTCGCCGTCCCGCCGGACGTGACGGACGTGCTGGGCGTGAACGTGATGTCGCCGATCGGGATCGAGACCTTGGCCGTGCCGCCGCTGGTCTTCATGACGAGCTTGTTGGCCGTGCCGGTGGCGTCGTTGGACGAGTCCGGGGTGGCCGAGTACGTCATGGACCCGGCCGAGGGGGTCCCGAGGGTGAGGCCCGTCAGGACGGCCAGGACGGCGCCGCCGCTGTCCTGGACTTCGAGGGTCCCGCCGGCCCCGAGCTGGGTCGAGATGGCCGAGAGGATCGCGTTCTTCGTCGCGGAATCGAGGACTGAGAAGCCCACGGTGCATGCTCCCCTGTGGTTTCGAGATGTGTCAGTACGTCGCCGAGCCCGCCAGCCCCGTCGGGGCCGACGGCGCCGTGCTGTCCGGCGTGGCCTGGACGGCCGTCGCGTTGGTCTCGTCGCCCGATGCGTTCGAGGCCCGGACGCCGATGCTGTGGAGCGAGCCGCCCGTCAGGCCCGGGACGGTCGCGCTGTAGGTCAGGCGGCCCGCCTGGTAGGCCACGGTGGCGTTCGGCGCGGCCGCGTAGTTCACGGCGCCGCCGAGCGTGGCCCAGACCTTGAACTGCGTCGGGGCCCCGGCCTGGCCGGCGGGGCTGTAGGCCCACTCGACCCGGAGGCCGCCGGCCGCCAGGAGCCGGGCCGTGACGCCGATGGGCGCGTTGGGCCGGTTCGTGACGTCGTTGCCCGAGCCGTCGACGACGATCCGGACCCGGCAATCCGTGTTGGCGTCTTCGAGGCCGCTGACGGTGTCGTAGGTCCGGACTGCGAACGTGGTGTCGCTGTTGAGCGGCAGGGCCGAGCCGACGTAGCTCAGGGAGGACGTCGTGGCGACGATCGTCCCGTAGTCCACGGGGCCGCCCAGGCCGTCGTTCTTGTAGATGTTGTAGGTCGTGGCCACGTCAGCTAGTGATCCGTATGTTGAACTTGCTGGTCTGCTGCTGCGGACGGTTGTTGGCCGACCAGATCAGGTTGATCCGGTCCTCGGCGGCCGTGGCCTGCTCGTTGTAGAACCGGGCCTTGGCCTTGAAGTCGTCGCCGTTCTCCTGCCGCGACAGGGCCCAGTAGGCGTCGGCCAGGGCCCGGTACGACGTCGCCTCCTCGAGCTGCCGGGCGTCGTAGAGGTCCGTGGGCGAGCGGCCCGTGACGGACGGGTCGACGCCGAAGATGCGGTTGATCCGGTAGCTGGCGTTCTCGATCTGGGGCCCCATGGTGAGGACCTGGAAGACGATGCCCGTCAGCGCGGCCGAGACCGGAGGGGCCCCGACGGAGGCCGCGGCCTTGGGCCTCCGGAGCGTGACGCCCGACGGGCCGACGGAGCCCGCGACCCAGCACTGGCCCGGAGACTTGAAGGCCGAGACCGGGCCCGTCAGGTACACGATCTGGCCGGCCCTAATCCCATAGGCCGCGAAGTCGACCGAGGCCGACGACAGGGTCCAGAGGTCGCCCGGCTGGACCTGGCCGTCCGAGGCCTTCGCCAGGACGCCCGAGGCCGCCGCCAGGAGCGGGAAGTCCGTCAGGCTCCGGACGTAGAGGTCCTCGTCGGTGGACCAGACGGTCGTCAGCAGTGCCATCAGGACCTCACTGGATCGCGATGTCGAATCGGCCGAGCCGGGCCGCCTGCTTGGCGAGCCACAGCGACAGCCTCAGGCGCCACCGGTTCTTGGGTTGGGCGTGGACCGTGACGACGAACTCACGCCGGTGGGTCAGGAGGTCCACTCGGTGGATCAGCGGGCGGTTCTGCGTTGACATCGGATTCCCTCGATTTGAGGTACAGGGCCTTGAGGTGGCGACGCCAGAGTCGTTCGAGGTTGATGACGGCCTTCTCGACCGAGTAGGCCCAGACGAAATCCTCCTGCTTGTCCGGGATCGACTTCGGCTCCAGCGTGGCGCAGTGGAGTTGCCGGTAGACGTCGAACGGGGCCAGGACGATGTGGGCGATCTCGTGGAACAGGGTGTCGAGGAAGAACGATTCGTCCTGGAACTTCTCCGGGTCCATCCGGATGGTCGCGATGTCGTACGGGGCGTTGCGGCGGCAGGTCGCCGTCGTGTCGTCCTCGTCGATCCGGCCGACCTCGGACGTCACCCGCCAGTGCCCGACGCTGAGGAACTCCAGCATCGGCGTCAGGTGCTTCCGCATCAGGGCTTCGCACTCCGAGCGATCCATCACGACCTCGTCTTCCGCTTGGCCTTGGCCCGGATGGCCTCGACGAACCTGTTGAAAGACTCGACGGCCCGCTTGATCCAGCTCGCCGACGGCACGACCGGGGCGATATTGGGCGCCGGCGGCTTCGGCTTCTCCGGCAGGGTTGCGACGGGCAACCGCACCGGAACGGGCTGCGGCTTGGCCTGCGGGGCCAGGGGCTTGGGCCTCACCGGGGCGGGCTGCGGCGCCACGGGCGGCACCGGCGGGGCCGCCGGGGCCGCCGGGGGCGAGGGCGGGCGGTTGCCGATCGGCGTGACCAGCACCCTGCCGGCGAGGTTGCCCGTCAGTTCCCGCTTGATCCGGTCGTCCGAGACCCCGAGGCCCTTGAGGGCGGCCGCGATGGTCTTCTGCTGGGCCTTCGCGGCCTCGTTCTCGGGGCTGTTCAGGGCCGCGAACGCCCGGTCGACGACGTCCTTCCGGATGCCGGCCCGCTTGAGGTCGTCGGCCGTCAGGTCGTTGCGCCGGACGACCTCGCGGAACGTCCGGATGCGGCCCGGCGTGACGACGTCCTTCCACTCGACCTTGCCGGCCTCGATGAGCCTCCAGTTGCTGGCCCCGACGGCCGCGACCTGCTGGGAGTGCGGCAGCTGGGCCAGCTCGGCCTGGAAGTCCACGAAGGGCTTGGCGGTCTGGCCGGGCCTCACTGGCGTCTGGGTGCAGTTGCAGCCGGGATGGAACGGCAGGGGGAAGTATGGGGCGATGGCGTTGGCGTACTGGATGCAGAGGCCGCAGCTGTTCTTGAACTGGACGTGGAGCTGCCAGTAGACCCTGGAGGTGTCGTTCGTCCAGGCCTGGCCGGCCTCACCCGTGATGGTCCTGAACGCCATCGGCCTCTTCCTTCGGCTTGAACTGGCCGCAGCCCTCGTCGGCCCGGACGGTCGGCCACCGCTTCTCCCAGTAGCCGACCCGGGGGCTGGCCTGGCGGCACTGGCCGTGGTTCGCCGGCAGGTCCCGCGGGAGGTCGCCGAGGGTCCGGGGCGACGGGGGCGTGAAGTAGCGGCAGCGGTCGCACGGCCCGAGGTTCGCCATCAGACGTGCTCCATCGTGGGGTCGGTTTCGAGGTATTCCGGCCGGGCCGCGAGCCGGGCCACGATGGCGTCGACGCGATAGGCCCCGGTCGTCAGGGCCAGCTGGACGGCCTGGGTCAGCTCGGAGCGGGCCCGCGCGGCCCAGTTGTCCAGGGCCCAGTCGCGGGTGCTGGCGAGCGTCAGCATCGAGGCGTGCAGGACCCGCTCGTGCCGCTGGGCCACGGCCGCCAGGCCGGCCTCGGGCCGGACGCCGTTGATCCGGACGCCCGCGACGGCCCTGCGGACGAACTCGGCCGGGATCTCGGCCTCCGGGTGGGCCAGGTCGGCCAGCTCGGCCCGGTAGTGCCGCCAGGCGTCGGCCGCCACGATCCCCCAGGGGACGCGGGCGATGCCACGCTGCGGGTCCAGGACGGCGGCCGTCAGGCCCGCGACCCTCGCCTTGGCGTCCTGCATGGCCCTGCGGCCCGAGGGCGACAGGGGGTTGGCCTGGCGGGCGTGGGCGTGGGCGTCGGCCACGATCCGGGACGCGGCCTCGACGGCCTCGCGGACGTGGGGGTGGAGCGTGGCCGCGATGGCGTCGGCCCGGCCCCGCATCTGGGGCTCGGTCACGACCGCTTCCGCTTCGGCTGGGCCTCGGGCTCGCCCTGGAGCGGCGTCTCCGGCGGCGCCTCGGGCTCGGGCTCGGCGGGATCGGCAGGGGCCGAGGGGGTGTCGGGCGAGGCGGGCGACGGGTCGTCGGGGGTGGCGGGGCCCGGGTCGGCCGGCGGGGCCTCGGCCCGGGGGAGGTGCCGGAACGCGCCGGCGGCCTCCAGGGACGCCTCGGCGTCGGAGACGATGCGGTGGACGGTCGCGGCGGCGGCCGTGTGGACGAGCATGACCCTGCGGGCATCCTCGAGCATCAGGGCGTTGACGGCGTGGTTCTCAGTCGGGACCTCGCCCATGCGGGCCAGGTCGTCCCGGACCCGGCCGAAGATCTGGTCCAGCATCAGCACGGCGCGCTGGACCTGCGGGTGGGTGACGACCTCGGCGTGCAGCTCGGCCGGGACGCCGAGGTCGGCCAGGACGGCGTCCAGGTCGGGAGGGGGCGGGATCGGGGGCACGGGCGGCTCCGGTCGATAGGGTGCTGGCGTTGCGGCGAACGCCCGCCCCTCGCGGGGCGGGCCGCTGGTCAATCCGACGCCTCAGGATCAGGCGTAGCTGGCGACGTTCTCGATCCACGCGTGCCAGCTCGGGTGGCCGGCCTCGACGGAGTAGTCGCCGATGTAGTCCCCCTCCTCGGCGTCGCCGCGCGAGCCGGCGGGCTTGTACCTGAGGGCCCGGTTCTGGACCCCCATGATGTCCGAGCGGGTGAAGAGGCCGCCGGTGCCGGCCGGGAGGTTGTAGTCGTACATGATCTCGATCCGCTTCTGGCCGAAGGGGATGAAGATCCGATCGATGTTGAGCCCGAGGATGTTGGTCTTGTCGTGCTCGGTGAACTGCTGCTTGCCGATCGACCAGGTCGCGAACGCCGAGAGCCAGTCGGTCGAGCACACGAACAGGTCCGGGCTGCCGCCGCCGTCCACGGCCTTCTGGACCAGGCGCTGGATCCACTGGATCTGCGTCAGGTTGGTGGACGAGGTGGCGTAGATGTTGGCCCCGGAGCTGTAGGTCCGGATGATCTCCCGGAGGCCCAGCATGGTCGGGCGGTCCGTGGTGGCGCCGCGCGACTGGCCCTTGCCGAAGTACATGGACGTCTGGACGTCCTTGATGGCCTCGATGAGCTTGGTCTGCTGCTGGTGGCTCAGCGGCGACGGCATGCCGTTGGGCAGGACGACGTTCTGGACCGTGTTGGTCAGGCCGCCGACCGCGACCCGGTACATGAACGTCTGGAGCCGCTGGTCGTAGGCCGAGGGGCTGTTGCGAAACGAGGTCTTGTTGACCTCGGACCCGGTCGAGGCCGTGCCGATGAGCCGGACGGTCTTGTTGCCGGTGTTGTCGTTCGCGACGGCCGTCGTGCCTTCGAACCCGCGCTGGACCGTCACGGTGGTCGAGGACGGCACGGCCGTGACGAGCATGCGGTCCGTCGAGGCGCCGCCGGTCGCGAACATCTCGAGGACGTCGCCGACCTGGAGGGAGGTCGTGTCCGTCAGCGTCAGGGTGGTGCCGCCGGAGAGGATGGCGCCGTTGAGGGTGTAGGTCTGGGGCCGGACCGTGGAGCCGACGACCTTCCAGGTGTCGCCCGGGGCCTGCTTCATGGGCAGGCTCAGGAACAGCGGGGCGTCGGGCAGGAACACTTCCCGCGCGAACGCGTCGATGCAGGTCTCGGTCTCGTTCCCGGACGTGAGCGAGTAGATATTCAGGATGTCCTGAATGGCGGGCATTGCGCTGGATTCCTCGGGGCACAGCCCCGTCTGGGTTCACCGGACGGAGCCAAGGTCGGGAACCGATCCCGCACTGGCGTCGCGTCGCGTTGGCGTGCGGCCCCGGTCGCCCGGGGCGTCGGACTCGGACTCGGTCGGGGATGCGGGGCCGTCAGTTGCGGCCGTTGGCCTGCGGCATGCGGTGGATGTTGATGCCGGCCATCTGGGGCTCGTCGCGCTTCTGATTGGCGATCCAGTCCAGCATCGCCATGCTCAGGTTGGTCGGCTTCTGGGCCTGCTGCTGTCCGTCCTGCGGCGTCCGGTCCGCGTTGGCGTTGCCGGTGCCCCCCTGGGTCGTCGGGGCGAGGAAGTGGGCGAAGGCGGGCGTCTTGAGCTGCTGGGCGATGAAATCCGAGGCCCGGAGGCCCGTCTGGGCGTGCCGGACCTCCAGCGACCCGTTGACGTCCACGACCTGGAGGCCGGAAGCCAGGAGCTGCTGGGCCTGCTGGGCCGCGAACGGGTTAGCGAACGTCACGCCGGCCAGCGAGCCCGCGACGGCCAGGCTCATCTCGCGATCGTGGAGCCGGCGAGTCAGTGCCTGCTCGCGCTCCGTGGACTGCTGCCGGAGGGCGTCGAGGGCCTGCTGGATCTCGCCCCGCTGTGCCTGGGCCAGGGCGGCCTGCTGCTGGGCCTCGCGCTGGATCCGGTCCTGCTCGGCCTGCATGGCCGAGAGTTGGGCCGCGGCCCCGTAGAGCCTCTGGTACTCATCGGCCGGTAGCGTGACGGTCTGGGGCGTCGCGGCCTGGGCCTGCGCCGGGGCGGCCTGCTGGGTCGCCTGGGTCGTCGCGGCGGCCGTCTGGGGCGTGGCGTCCCCGGCCCCGCCGTCGGTGGCGTTGGGGTTGAGAAGCAAACGAACGAACATCTAGGGCTCCTGGGTCAGGCGTCCATCTCGGCCGGGTCCTGGGACTCGGCATCCGTCGCGTCGTCGGTCGGGTCCGGCTGGGCATCGCCGGGCTGCTGCTGATCCTGCATGTCGGCCCCGGACTGCATCAGGGCCATGCCGGCCTCGCTGGCCTGCTTCAGCCTCTCGGCGCTGGCCTCGATGGCCGATTCGATCTCGTCCTCGAACTCCTCGTAGGCCTCGTCGGACCTCCCCGGCAGGAGCAGGCGGACGAGCTTGCACAGCAGGGCCCCCTCGGTCTCGGGGGCCTTGCCGGCCTGCTCCAGGAGGGCCTGGAACGCCTGGGTCCCGGCCGTGATCTCCTCCACGGAGTCGAGGTCGAACGTCGTCGGGTAGACGACCTTCACGGACTCCATCTCGGCCGCGACGTCGGGCCGGTCCAGCAGCACCGTCAGGGCCATCTCGGCCATGGCCCGCTCGACCCGGGCGAGGCTCTTGGCGATCGAGGCCAGCCTGGCGTTGCCGTCCACGCTGTCGAGCCGCTTCGACACCCCGGACTGCGACACCGTGCCTCGGGTCGAGCCCGCGGCCCCGGCGGGCTTGGTCAGGCCGGCGTCGCGGTCCACGTCGTCCCGGATGTCGGACTTGTTCTTCCGCAGCGACTCCGCGCCGTCCTTCGGGAAGTCGACGACGTCGAACCCCTCGTAGGACGAGCTCGTACCGCTGGTGTTCTTCTTCTTGGGCAGGAGCCAGGACGGGCCGATCGGGATGGAGCCGTCGGCCTGGATGAAGTCCTCGGGCCCCTGGAGCAGCGGGTGGGCCTGGGTCGTGTCGGACAGGATCAGCTCGGAGTCGCGGTTGTAGTACTCGCGCTGCCGCTCCGCGATGCCCTCGTAGCGGCTCTGGCCGACGTTGCGGCACCGGACCTTGCGGCGGTCGAAGGCCCGGACGAGCGGGCAGACGCCGAACCGGTGGGGGATGGGCTGGCCGACGGGCTTGCCCTTGGCGTCGTACAGGGTCGATTGGGCGGCGGTCCAGAGGCGATACGTGCACGTGCTGTCGTCGGGTGCGTCGTCCGGGAACTCCCGGACCAGGGCCTCGGCGTAGCGGCCCCGGGCGTCGAGGGTCCACCAGACGACGTTCTCGGGCAGGACCAGGCTGGCCACGCAGCGGTCGAGCCCGTGCTGCCGCTGGTCCGCCATGGTCCGGATCTCGGCCCCGTCGGGGGCCCGGGGGTGGTCGAACAGGAGGTCGACCTGGCCGAGGGCGAGGAACACCGGCGCGACGGTGTCGACCATGAACTCGTCGACCGACGTGCCCTTGGCGTCCACGTCCGACCACCAGAGCGTCAGGGCCTCGGAAGGGGACTCGCGCTCGACCTCGCGGTCGTAGATCTTGCCCAGGTGGGTCTCGATGGCCTCGCGGACGAACGTCGGCACGGGCGTCCTGGCGCGACGCAGTTCGTAATCGTCGTCGGTCGCGAAGGCCGACTGGTCGACGCCGAGCGTGGCCGAGGACATCCCCATGAGGTTCTCGACCGACCGGGCCGAGCCGGCCGGGTAGACGGAGCCGTCGGAGGCCTGTTGTTCGCGCGGGTCCGGGTACTCGCGCTTGTGCCGCACGAGGTTCCGGACCGGCAGCCCGCGCGAGTCCGTCCCGTAGACGGCCTGGCGGTAGGCGTTGCCGCCCTCCAGGGAGTCCAGGAGCCAGCGCCACCGGACCTGGTGGGCCTTCCACTCGGGGTGCCGGCGGCTCACCATCAGGGCATCAGCCATCGCGTCGTCGGCCCTCGGTGCGTTCCCTGGCTTCCCGGTTCTCGCGCTCGATCGCCTGCTGGACTTCCAGGCGGTGGACCGGGATCTCGATCGGGGCCGAGATGCCCAACCGGACCTTGTCGCCCCGGATGTCCACGACCGTGATGACGATCTCGTCCGCAGTCCCGCCGTTGATCACGATCGACTCGTCCCTGTGGCGGCTCAGTACCAGCATCGCAACCTCCCTGTCGTGGTCGTCGTCAGAACACCTGGCGGGCCGGGACCCGCGTCAGCTTGGGCTCGGGCCGGCGTCCCTCGGGGTAGGCGGCGTGGAGGCCGCCCCGGAGGGCGTCGATCATGTCTTCGTAGGGGTGCTGGGGGTCGGCGGGCTCGTCCAGGTACTCGCCCCGGAGCCTCTTCCGCTCGTAGTGCTTGAACGCGTCGATGAGCCGTTTGCACCTGGGGTGGATGATGAGGTCGCGCCGGCCCGTCGCGGTGCAGAGATATGAGGAGATCAGGTTGAGGCCCTGGCGGACGCTGCCGGGATAGCTGGGCCACGGCTCGGGCCGGAACCCGACGGCGGCATACTCGCCCAGGACCACGGGCCCGACGGCCGTCGAGGCCTTGCCGGCCGGGTCGGTCGTGGGCCGGTCCATCCTGCCGTCGCAGCGCTGCCGGGCGACCTCCTGGTATTCCGTGGCGGCCAGCCTGGCCCCACGGCCTTTCGAGTAATACTCCGCGAAGACCCGGACCCGCTCGACCTCGTATTCGCCGTCCTGGACGTTCTCGAACTGGAGCAGGACGCCGCCGGTGTGGTTGCCGGAGTCGATCGGGGCGTGGACCGGGAGCCCTGGGATGTACTCGGCCTCCTCGGTGACGTTCCCGCCGGCGTCCTCGCTGAACTCGGGGAACCAGAGCCCCTTGGGCTGCGGGCCCGCGCACAGGTAGTCGGACCGGACCGTCGCGGCCGAGGCGACCGAGATCTTCTGGACCAGCGACTCGACCGTGTAGTGCCCGTTCGACCGCTTGGCCTTGGGCCGCTCTCCCCGGCCGCTGTCGGCGTGGCACCACTCCCGGATCTTGCAGGAGGGGCAATTGAGGTACCGATCATGCCCCCCGACCCACGGGCCCGAGCGGGACTCCGGGCATCGCTCCAGGACTTCGAAGATGCAGAACGTGTGGCTGGGGAACTCGCCGTCGTGGGCCCGATTGAGCAGCTCGGCCATCGGTCCGTTGCTGCGATGCCAGGTCGAGGTCATGAGGATCGACGGCCGGTGCCGGATCCCCTTCCGCTCGATCTCCATCACCATGCCCAGCGACCGCTCCCGGATCTCCGGGTCGATCTCGTCGACCTCGTCGAGCTTGAGGCTGGGCACGTGCGGCCCCTGGACCCCGGTCGCGCTGGCCGGCAGGATCGAGACCTCGGAGCCGTTCGCGTACTTTGCCGACTCGGCCAGGAGGTCGCGGGGCCCGATCGTACCGTGGTCGCCCCAGCTGTCGCCTGCGACGATTCCCGGCGAAGCCTCGCGGGTCAGGAAGTCGAGGGCCTGGTAGATCTGCTTCGACTGCTGCTTCGAGCCCCCCAGGATCCGGGTGCCGTGCCCCGGGAGGAAGCGGCTGTTGAGGTGCGTGTCGAGCGCCGACAGGAAAGACTTGCCGCCGCCTCGCGGGCCGTGCCAGAGGCTGATAAGGGGCCGTTCGAAGAACTGCTGGGCCAGCATGTCGAACGGGGCCGAGTGTCCCCGGCAGACCGCCGTGTGCTGGACCTCGATCCCCGTGTAGAGCTTGACCCAGGCCCAGAGCCACGCGGGGTCCTCGGGCATGCGCTCCCGCGATTCGAGGAGCGCGGCGTGTTCCTCGGGTGTCATGTCAGGGCGTCGCGATCGCTATGGTCCGTCACGGCTCGCCTTCTCCTTGCTGGTGCTTCCTCAGGGCGGCAGCCATGGCGATCACGCCCTCCCGGATGACCGGGTTGCTCCGCTGCTGGGGGACGTCGGCCTTGGTCTGCTCCGTGGGGACGACGCCATTCGGCAGCGCCATCGCGACGGCCCGGTCCCCGACCGGCATGGCCTTGATGTACGTGGCCAGGAGGGCGTCGAGCCCTTCCACGCGGTCCGGGTCGTCCCGGAGGGCCTTGACGAGCCGGGCCGTCACCTGGTCGTAGATGAGCCAGTGGCGCTCCCGGATCGCCGCCTGCCGCTCCAGCGAGGTCTCGACGTCGGACTTGGCCCTGGCCTCGACGACCTGGGCGGTGGCGTCGAGGCGGATGCGGTTGTGGTGGGCGTCATAGGCCTTGGCCCGCTCGACCCACCGGTACTTGGCGCACCAGGCCCGGATGTGGCCTGATACCCCGATACTGCTTCGATGCTGTTTCGATACTGCCCCGGTACCCTCCGCGAGCCTCGCCGCTAGCTTCGGGAGGCTCCGGCCGGGTCCGAGTTCGAAGTATGCCAGGGCGGCAGCGTAG